GGCGTGCTGGTGGTCCCGGCCGTCCTGTCCGAGGAGGATTGGGTGAAGGCCGCCAAGGAGTACCACGACAAGCAACAAGCCGAGAAGGGTGGCCAGGAATGACGCTGGACGAGTACGAGAGCATCCCCAACGCCATGCGCCTGCAGATGGCTATGGCACTGATTCATGGCGCCCAGCAGCACGCTGGACATGAATGCGGCACCGATGTCGTGATGGCCGGCATCGCCGCATTCATCCTGGATGACTACATCGAGCGCATGGAGTCTGGTCGCGGCCTGGACTTGATGACTGACTTTGCCGAGGGCGCCGAGGCATTCGCCGGCATCATCAGCACGCTGGAACTGCGGAGGATGCATTGATCCTGCGAAGCCCGATCCAGCCCATGAATGTGAAATGGGCGCCGCTGCCAGGCGCGCAGCCTGTTTTCCTGGGCTGCCCCATCTTTGAGGCCCTGCTGGAGGGCACCCGAGGCGGTGGCAAGACCGACACCCTGCTGATGTCCTTCGCCGCCAACGTCAACCGTGGCTTCGGTGAGCACTGGCGCGGCGTGCTGTTCCGCCTGACCTATCCGCAGCTCGCGGACGTGGTGGCCAAGTCCAAGCGCTGGTTTTACCAACTGTTCCCCGGCGCCAACTTCAACAAGTCTGAATACGTCTGGACCTTCCCGCAGGGCGAGCAGCTTTTCTTCCGGTATGGCGACAGCGAGGACGATTACTGGAACTATCACGGCCACGAGTACCCCTGGCTGGGCTTTGAGGAGCTGACGAACTGGCGCAGCCTGTCCTTCTATGAGGCCATGCACTCCACCTGCCGGTCCAGCTATCCAGGCATGCCGCGCATGGTGCGCGCCACCTGCAACCCATACGGCCGTGGCCACGGCCCGGTCAAGGAGCGATTCAAGCTCGGCCGCGATGGCGTGCCGACTGGCACCGTGATTCAGGACGAGCAGGGGCGCAAGCGCGTGGCCATCCACTCCAGCATCTACCAGAACAAGATTCTGCTGGCCAATGACCCCGACTACATGGCCACCCTGCAGGGCCTGAAAGACCCGAACCGCCGCAAGGCCTGGCTGGAAGGCGATTGGGACATCCACGTTGGCAGCTTCCTGGAAGGCGTGTGGGACGCCAAGCGCCATGTGGTCGAGCCGTTCCCCATCCCTTCGAGCTGGAAGGTCTGGAAGGCGATGGATTGGGGCTACGCCAGGCCCTACGCCATTTATTGGTTCGCAATGGACCCGGACGGCTGCATCTACATCTGGCGCGAGCTGTACGGCAAGGGCGAGAAGGACAACGAGGGCACCCGCGAGGATGCCGGCCGCGTGGCTGCCAAGGTGCTCAAGATCGAGGAGCGCGACGAGCGCCTGGGCTACGACTACCGCATGAACCTGGCCGACCCGGCCATATTCAGCAAGATCGGTGGCGACCGCTCGATTGGCCAGATTTTCCGTGATGTCGGTGTGAAGTGGCAGGAAGCCTGGAATGCCAAGGGCAGCCGCATCAATGGCGCCCAGGAAATCATCAAGCTGCTGGCCGAGGACAAGCTGAAGGTGTTTTCCACCTGCAAGAACTGGCTGCGCACCGTGCCATCCATCCCACCGGACGACGACGACCCCGAGGACGTGGACACCGAAGCCGAGGATCACGCCTGGGATGCCACCCGCTACGGGGTCATGCGCCGCCGCCGCAGCCCTGACAGTGAACAAAAGTCGGTTGACCCCGGTGAGAGCGACTACAACACCGATGGCGACACCCACAGCATGAAAGTTGACCTATGGAACTCCTGAAGAATCTGATGGCCAGCATAGGCCTTGGCGGCCAGGCGCCTGCAGAGCCGAACAAGGCAGAGCTGAAGCGGGCGCCAGCCGAGGCCGATCCCCTGGCTCGCGTCTGGAATGAGCGCATCGAGCGCTCGCGCAAGCACTGGCGCAAGTACCACCAGCGCGCCAAGTACAACCGCGAGCTGGTGGCCGGCTTCAAGAAGGACGCCGACCCCAAGACGGCCGAGTTCAACAGGTTCCGCGCCAACCTAATCCAGGGCACCATCACATCGGTGCTGCCCAACATTTACGCGCGCAACCCTGAAATCAGCGCCATCCCCCTCTACAAGGCGGACAACCTCAAGCTGTTCTGCAAGACCATCGAGACGGTCACGAACCGCTACCTGGAGCAGGCCGGCCTGAAGGCCCGAGGCAAGTCCACCGTGCGCAGCGCGCTGACTTCCAGCATCGGCATCGTCAAGGTCATGTACCAGCGCGACATCCAGGACGATCCTGTGATCCGCAGCCGCATGAACGACACCCAGGACAACATCAAGGCCATCGAGCACCTGATGGCCGAGATTGACGACCCCGAGCAGCGCGGCGACCTGGAGGCCAAGAAGCTGGAGCTGGAGCAGGCCATGCAGGCCCTGAACGAGAGGGTCGAAGTGACGGCTGCCGAAGGCCTGGTAATCGACCGTGTGCTGTTCGACAACTTCCTGATGGACGAGGCGGTGGAGGAGTTTGCCGACTACCGCAATGCCGACTGGCAGGCTCAGATCATCCCCATGAAGCGCAGCACGGCCGAGAAGCTGTACGGGTTCAAGCTCGACGGCGCCCGCGCCTACGTGGATGTCCAGGATTCTCGCAGCGACGGCCGACTGGCCAGCGGCGCCACCGACAAGGGTGGCGACGTGCAGATTGCCGTGATCGAGGTATGGGACCGCGTGACGCAGCGCGTGCTGACCTTTGCCGAAGGCTGCAACTTTTGGCTGCGCGAGCCGTACAGCCCCAACAAGGTGGGCCAGCGCTGGTATCCCTATTTTCTGCTGCCCTTCCAGGAGGTTGACGGCCAGGTGTACGCGCCCAGCCTGGTGGACCTGACCGAGAAGCTGCAGGCCGAGCACAACGAGGCGCGCGACCGCTTCAACAAGCACCGCGACCTGGCCATTCCTGGCTGGGTGGCGGCCGGCGACACCAGCGATAAGGCGCTCAAGAACTTTTCCAAGTCCGTCAGCATCAACGGATTCGGTGAGGTTGCCGTCATCGACACCGAGGGCAAGCCCATCACATCCGTGTTCGCGCCCAAGCAGTACCCGCCCATTGACCCGATGGTGTACGACACCGGCCCGGTGCGCAACGATTGGGAAATGGTGACTGGCCTGCAGGATGCAGCCCGCTCGTCCGTGGTCAAGCCCAAGACCGCGACAGAGGCCAGCATCATGGACCGCGCGCTGTCCGGCCGTGTGAGCGAGTTCCGCGACCTCACCGAGGACTTCATCCAGGAAATCGCGCAGTACAGCGCGCAGATTCTGGTCATGGAGCTGACGCCGCAGCAGGTCGAGCGCATCATGGGACCGCACAAGGTGGCCATCGAGACGATGCCGGACGGCACCCAGGTCGAGCAGGTCGTGGAGCGCAGCTACGACTGGCCCGAGCTGACGCGCGAGCAGGTGTTCGACATGATCGAGATGCGTATCCGCGCCGGCACATCGGGCGCCCCGGACAAGCTGGAGCAACAGGAGAACTGGACCAAGGTATTGCCGGTGGTCCAGGGCCTGGTCGTGCAGATCATCCAGCTCCAGGCCAGTGGCCAGGACACCGGCCCGCTGGTCGAGCTGCTGCGCGAAACCATCAAGCGCTTCGATGAGCGCCTTGAGGTGGAAATGTTCATCCCCAAGCCGCCCGTCATGCCGACCACGCCGATCATGCCAGGTGCGCCTGGCGCCGCACCACAGCCCGCCGCAGGCCCTGCGCCGGCAATCGCTTAACCCGTCACCCACCAACCACCAGGAGCAAAACCATGAACCTGCGCATGCAGCACCTTTTCAAACGACTGCGCAACCCGGCCGGCGAGCACGGCAGCGACGAGGGCGGCACCGAAAGCGGCACCGCCAACGCCATCGACAGCCTGGGCCTGCAGACCGAGGAGAAGCCCGCCGCCGAGCTGATCGAGGGCGACGAGCCGGCCGGCACCACCGATGACCAGGCAGCCGATTCATCCGCAGAGCCTGGCTCTGCTGGCGATGAGCCGGCCGATCCGCGCGCCAAGATCATGGCGCTGATGGATTCGATTGGCGAGACGCCTAAGCCCGAGGGCGACGAGAAGCCTGCAGGCGCTACAAATTCGGAAGCAGCGAAGCCTGACGAGCAGCCTGCCGCAGCCAAAGATGGCGAGCCGGCGAGCGAGCTGGACAAGGAGGAGGCCGAGGCCCTGGCCGGCGTGAAGTCCGAGCGCGGGCGCGAGCGCATCCAGAAGGTGTTTGCCGAGCGCCGCCAGCTTGAGCAGGACGTGACCGAGTTCAAGAGCCTGGTCCAGTCCAGCGGCATGAGCGCGCAGGAGTTCGCGCAGACCCTGGAGTTCGGCCGCCTGGTCAATTCCGGCGATGAGGCCAACATCCGCGTGGCCATCGAAATGCTGGAGGCCCAGCGCGAAGCGCTCTATTCCAAGCTGGGCGTCGAGGCGCCTGGCATCGACCTGCTGAAGGGGCACCCCGACCTGCAGCAGGCCGTCGATAACATGGAAATGACCCGCGAGCGCGCCGCAGAGCTGGCCAAGTTCCGCAAGACCGAGCAGGACCAGGCTGCCCAGCGCAAGGCGCAGAAGGAAGCACAGGACCGCCAGCAGGAGTTCACCACCAAGGTGACGGCCGCCGCCGAAAAGATGGAGTCCTACCTGCGCACCCGCGCCAACGAGGTGGACCACCCGGCCCGCCTGAAGGCCCTGCACCAGCATTTCAGCAACCCGGCCAACCTGCAGCAGTTCGTCAACACCTACACGCCGGACCAATGGGAAACCACCCTGCGCATGATGTACGACAACATCCGCGTGGCGCAGGCGCCGGCACCCCGCCGCGACACCCCGCAGCCGCTGCGCTCGCGCCCCGCCAGCCTGGGCGTGCCGCAGCCGAATGCGCAGGCCCCCATCGAGCGACTGGCCCAGCGCATCGACGCGATGGGCATCTGAGCGCTCATTTCATCGTTAACCGAAGGAGAAGCACAACATGGCCATGACCAGCCTGAAACAGTCCAAGAAGGACATGGAACCGATGCCGGCCGTGGCCGGTGGCATCAGCGAGGACTATCCCTATGGCACCCGCCTGACCCTGGAAGGCCCCCAGCTCAAGAAGATGGGCATCAAGAGCATGCCGGCCGTGGGCAGCCCGCTGATGTTTGAGGCCAAGGCCAAGGTGATAGCCGTGAGCGAGAGCAACGGCATGAAGCGCCTGGAGCTGCAGGTGACGGACATCGACATGGAGACGGACGAGCTGGGCGAGGAGGTCAAGGAGGGCGAGCTGACCCGCAAGGGAGCCGGCGCCGCCGAGCGACTGGCCAAGCGCATGCGCGATATGTGACCACCACCAGGCACCAAGAAGGCCCCTGCGTGGGGCCTTTTTCATTTCATCGCAAACAAATGTGCTCGGGCGCTTGACACCCGCCGAATAATTCGCTTGCCAGTGGTGCATCACTGTGCCGGTTGAGCTGAAAAGTGCGTAAGCAGGGGATCGCAGCCTGCAGCAGATCAGTCGGCATCGTGATGCACCCCCGCCGAATTTGTCGCTGCACCGAAGGGGTCGCGTCCTTCAGGGCATAGCCCACCAGGCCTAGCTGTATCCGAGTCGCGCCGGAAGCCTGATGAGCTGAACGCAAGGGGATTGCCTGCCTTGGACGGTGAGGAAGGTGTTTTTCAACCTTTTTCATTCGGAGCACGACATGCCCATTTCCGCACCCGACTTGGCCGAATTGGCCAAAGTATCCCTGGACGAGTACCTGCGCAACATGCCGGTCGATCAGATCGCCATCGAGCGCCCCCTGCTGAAGAAGCTCATGGAAGGCCGCAAGCTGTTCCTGGGCGCCAAGCAGAACGTGGTCGAGAACATCCGCAAGGACTACGGCAGTAACTTTGCCTGGGCCTACGGTGAGGACCAGGTTTCGTTCAACAAGCGCAACACCACCGAGCAGGCCGCCTTCCCCTGGCGCCGTGCCGTGGACGGCCTCTACCTCGATTTCGACCGCCTCTATGGCGCCGGTATCAAGGTGCGCGAGGGCGAGCGCGGCCAGTTCAAGCTGGAGCAGAACGAGAAGGTCCAGCTCATCAACCTGCTGGACGAGCAGATGGAAGTCCTGAAAGAAGGCTTCCTGGCCAAGCTCGACCTGGAGCTGCACCGCGACGGCACCAGCGACCCGGACGCCATCACTGGCCTGGACGTGCTGGTTGACACCACCCCGGCCACCGGCACCGTTGGCGGCCTCGATGGCGCCACCGCCACCTACTGGCGCAACTACGCCAAGACCGGCATCTCCACCGCGACCAAGGGCACCCTGGCGCAGGAGATGGAAACGGCCTGGCGCAAGTGCATCAAGAACGGCGGCAGCCCCAACTTCATCCTGGCTGGCGGCAAGTTCATTGACGCCTACCGTGGTGAGCTGACCGTGACCAACAACGCCGAGGCCGGCAAGGCCAAGACGCTGGATGCGGGCGTGGGCACTGGCGTCAACACCGGCCTGTACTTCAAGGGCGTGGAAATCATCTGGGACCCGGCCTTTGAAGCCCTGGATGCGCTGGAAACCCCGGCCATCGAGTGGGAGAAGCGCTGCTACTTCATCAACACCAAGCACCTGAAGTACCGCGACGACGACCTGGACATCGTGACGCCCACCCGGCCGCACAACGTCCTGGCCATGTACGCGATGGTGAACCTGCGCTGCGCGCTGTCGGTGAACCGCCGCAACGCGATGGCTGTCCTGTCCATCGCCTAAAGCGAGACAACCCCGGCCTGGGCAACCCGGCCGGGGTTCACCTTTAACCCAACTCCGCAGAGGAAACCATGAGCAACAAAGTCAACGTCCCCCTGGTCGCTGTGACCGTGCGCCGCGATGCCAACACCATCACCCCGACTGTCGTGGCCTCGTATGAGGTCCACATGCTGACCAAGAAGTTCGGCAAGGAAAGCGTCATCGTAGGCGAGAAGGTAGGCACCCGCGAGGTCGAGCCGGAAGCCGAGTACGAGCGCCTGGGTGCCAAGTACGGCATCAAGGCCGTGAAGGACCTCTACGGCGACGACAACGGCCTGCGTCTGACCGAAATGGTCGAGAAGGCCGCCGTGAAGGGTGGCAAGAAGGCTGGCAGCAATGAGGCTGACGCCGCTGCTGCTGCTGCCTCCTCCGCTGCCAAAGAGTAAGGAGCACCGCCCATGCCGCAACCGCAAGCCTACGAACGCGCCAAAGACTTCACGCAGCGCGATGGCGACGAAACCGACCACGCCGGCCTCAATGACGAGTTCGACGCGGTTGCGGCATCCATCGGTGGCATCCGCAGCAACCTGGCCCAGCTCCAGAAGGATGACGGATCGCTGAAAAACCAGATTGTCGGCGCCGATCAGCTCGCGCCGTCTGCATTCGATGCCGTCCTGGTGGAAATCAACCAGGCAACCCAGGAGGCGCAGACTGCATCGCAGTCCGCACTGACATCGGCCACTACTGCCGTCCAGGCTGCATCAGACGCAGCGGCGAGCATTGCGACCGTCCAGGCCGCAGAGAACGCGACCAACCTCAACGCCGCAAGCGCAGCAGCATCCGCATCGGCCGCCAACGCCAGCAAGATCGCAGCGGCTGCATCTGAAGCCAGCGCACTTGCAAGCAAGAACGCAGCGGCAGCATCCGAGACTGCAGCGGCAGCATCCGCGTCCACAGCATCGACTGGCGCGAC